CATCATCATGTTGATAATAAAGTTTGTAGAGTGGGGTACTGCAGCTTCAGGTTCATTCTTATCGAACCATAACTGGCAGTATTCCCTACCCACGTTAGACATGCGATAACTAAATGCATTGTCACGCTTGTCTACAAACTGCCGAGTAAGGGCAGCACGGACATCCTCAACTACCTGCTCTACAACTTCAGGGCTGAGAGTGCTATCACCGTGTCTGACCTTACTGAGATACTGATGTATCTTTAACTCGGCAGGATGGTGCATTATGCTTCTACTTCTACGTCAACAAACTCAGCTGCAATGTCTACTTCTTCTTGTGTTGCTGCCTCTGGTTTAGCTAACTTATTAAACTCCTTAACAATGTATTCATTGTAGTTATCTACCCATGCATTGAAGTCAGCAAACAAAGCTTGATCTTTATCTGTTAACTCAACGGTATTAGATAAATCCAGTATTGCTGTAGGTAAGAAGTAAGTTGCACCTGTAGGTAAAGACTGCTCTTCTGAACCCAAGACAATGTTGTGTTGTGGAAGGATACGATTCTGTTTAGCCATCTGTGCAATTGGTGCACCAAGAGTTTTAAATGCGTCACGATTATCAATCTCCCAAATGAAAGGTGCTGATGTAATCACATCCAATGCCTCACCTTTAGCATTCACTGGATCTTTAACAGTAATCTCACCAAACAATACACGCACTCTCTTGATGGACTTAAGCAATGCCTTGGTTGCATCGGGCAATGCAGCATAGTCTTCAATCCAACCTGAAGGTTTGCCACAGTTAAAGCCACCATCGTTATCACGCAAGTCACCATTCAAGTCTTTAGACATAATAGTTTTTACATACTTAGACTTGGCATCGCCTGTGCCTTGAATATACTTTTTGTACATAAAGCGTTGATTGAACAAACGGATAGTCACATCGGTACCATAGACTGGGTCTTGATTAGTACGGTCAAGTACATAGCTACCTGCAGCTACAACTTCTACCTTCTTCTTCTTACCACCTACTACCTCTTCACCCATGATGCCTTTGTGATCAAGCTTCAATCGGGCTAGGTTGTTCTGTTTCTTAGGAGTAGAAATATCTACACCCATACCCATAGCTTCTGCCATTGCAGCAAAACTATTATTACCGCCAACAAGAGTCAATTCTGACATTGTGTGTTCCTTTATATATGTTAATTAATATGTACGTCTTTTTGCTCAAGCCAATTATCACCCATTTTACTATCTAATGCAAGGGGAACATTGAAATCTATTGACCATTTATTATTAATCAATCCTACTAGATCTCTCTGTACTCCATCTATTACTCTGACCGCTTCATCTAGTTCGTCTGGGTGTACATCAATGACGATAGAATCATGGACAGAATTTACTACTCTGCTCTTGTACGGCTTTAGTCTGTTGTAGATTTCTACTAGGGCTAAAGGTACTATGTCTGCTGTAGCAAATGCCTGTACTGGGTAGTTCTTAATGGCTGTGAAGTGTGTCACTGTGCCATCTCTTTTACGCTGTACATCAGGGAATGCAAACTCCCTATTGCTAGGTATCTTTATGTACCTATAATTTAATGCTTGCTTAGCTAACACACTGTGCCATTTAGCAATGCCTGTGTACTTCTCTAGGAAGTGCTTGTAGTAAGCAGCCTCAGATGGGGTACGACCATAGCCTGTGGCACCGTACAGTGGGGCAAAGGTATGTTCCTTAGCTTCCTGTCTGGTAGTAGGCTGACCTGCATCTGTAATCACCTTAGCTGTATACGAGTGAACATCAAACCCTTCGTTGACTTCTTCCATGGCACGAATATCTTGAGATAGAAATGCAGCTACACGAAACTCTAGCTGTGCAAAGTCTGCCTCCATAATCTTGCCACCCTCAAAGCGAGACACAAACACCCGCTTTACTGGGAAGGTACCACCACGGGGCATGTTCTGCATGTTTGGATTAGACCCACTAAATCTACCCGTAGATGTGACATGCTGATTCAATCGTACATGCAGTAAGCCATCCGGCTTGAGGTAAGAAGCAATACCCTCTACGAAGTTACTTAGGTAACTATCTAATGCTGATAGCCTACGTAGTTTACTTAGGAACTCTACTGCATCAGTCATACCCTTGGATCTAGCTGCCCGTTCAAGGGTCTCTAAGTTATCCTTACCTGTACCAAAGCCATTGGCACTAGCCCACTTAGCATTGGGTGCAGTGAACTTCAGTCCGGCTAGTTCTTTAGTAGGCTTGAACTCAAAGCCAATACCGTTACATGTAACACACTTAGTAGACTTCTTGAATGGGCTACCATCCTTCTTAGTCTTAAATATAAATCCTCTGCCATCACAAGGCTTACACTTCTCTGCCTTAGTCTTGTACACATTAGCGAAGTGTCGCTTGACTGCCTCTTTAAACTCAGTGTCTTTCATGTAAGGAGTAATGGCTGTCATCCAAGCTGACTTGTTGTGTGGCTTACGACTATAGACAATCCATGATAACTGCTCAGGGCTATTGAGATTGATAGGTGTATCACCCATTAGTGTACGTACATGAGACTGTAGTAGTTTGACAATGTCATCTCTCTCTGTCTCGAACTGTAAGCGTACTGCATCCAGTGCTTTGAGGTCTACCTTGATACCAGTCTGGTAGATCTTAGTGAGTACCATAGCAACTTCATTAGACATCTCAATGGTCTCACGTAAGCCTGCATCTTCTGGTGTCAACAGCTTAGCCTGAATAGATTTGTAGATACCTTCAGTAGCTCCAAGGTCATGGTGTAGGTACGTAGTTAACTCAGCAAATGGAATGTCACGAGTACTGTACCCATTCTTAAAGTAAGTCTTGAGTGTGTCTTGCTTAAGCACTTCACAACCATGTCGCATTGCTACTGAACCCAAGTCCGAGGGCAGCTTAACTCCACGCTGTAAGACGTAGTCACTGATCATGGTATCGAAGATAGGACCATCATACTTAAAGCCGGACTCCCATAGCCACACTAAATCATGGTTAAGGTTATGTCCAATCATCAATGTAGTCTTGTCTAGTACAGCCTGTAGTGCTTTGTGATTAGCTTCAGCATCTTCCTTAACTTCGGAGTGATCAAACGTATACACACTATACACACCATCAAGCATCTTGTAGCCAACCATCACAAGGGTATTGCCAGTCTCGAATGGGTCTAAGTGTTTCTTACCTCCTCTGTTGCTAACTGTGTTCTCAACGTCAAGGGTAATGATCATGATGAGTACACACCTGTCTGGAAGTCAAACTCACAATTCACAATTCTATGTACACCTGTTATTTTATTTTTGACCAAATTTAAATACCGCATTCCATCATCTTCCGTTTGATCGTTGAGTGGGGGATTTCTAGCGATGAGAATCATCAAGTCTGACTCACCTGCTAAGCCAGTCTTACTGCCTTCAATCATTGCCTGCGACAATACGATCTTACCTTCAGCTTCGGCACTTAACTGTGTGCAATAGACAACCAAGCAACCATACATCTTACCGATGTTACGTGCATACACTGCATTGGCTTTCAAGGTCTCGTGGTTATTAGAGGAAGCACCATCTTCAGCAAACTTACTACCAATATCCATGATTACAATCTCAGGCTTGTGCTTCTTGATGACTGACTCAGCCCAACGCATAGTCTTACCTGTTGCATCTACAAACTTAACATTGTCCTTGATAGGGTCATACAATCGATGAGCAGTAGTCTTATCAGCTACGATCTGTGCCATTGTCATGCCTGTTGCAGCTGTCATGTAACGTGATGCTACACGCTCAGGCTTCTCCTCATTACACAGCACTAGAATCCTAGCACCTTGATGTGCCCAGCCATGGGGTGCAGCACAGAGTGATGAGTGAAAGCTTGACTTACCTACGTTACTACGTGCACCAATCACAAATAACATTCCATTATCTAAGCCCTGTACTGAGTGATGCAGAGACTGGATATTAAACTGCCACTTGGTATTGTTTGCAGCTAAGGCTGTCAGGTTATCAATGCTGTTGTCTACGTAGTTGATACGGATACTAGGGGTGAAGTCTTCTTGGTATTGTTCAAGGATGTTACGTAGTGGTTCCATTGTTGTCTGGTCACCATTGACATACTGGAATCCAAGGTTAGCTACCTCTTCACCTACTACTTGCCGGAACATATTACTTAACACTTCTGTTGCAATGTCAGCACCCATAACATTCTCTTTACGAATGCGATCAAACTGCAATTCATATGCATGTTTCTGTGCTGTAGTTAGGGTGGGATTTGCTACAAAGAATAGTGCTTGTACTTCGTCTACTGTTAAATCTCTTTGGTACTGATCCATCGCTGTGTCGATGGTTGATT